CTCTGGCAGGAATCGGGTGTGCCTGTGGTGATGTATCGCAACAGCCCTGAGCGCACTGTGCCGGCTACTGGCAAACTGTTTGATGCGATTATGAATGGCAAGTTCATCCATGATGGTGACCCTGCTCTGGCTCGCCATATTGACAACTGTGTGTTGAAGATTGATCCTCGCGGGGCGCGCATTACTAAGGATTACAAGCAGCCGAAGCTCAAGGTTGACAATGCCATTGCGCTAATGATGGCTTATGATAGGGCATCGGCTAGAATGGAAGAGGAAGTTATTCCTCAGATTTTCTTTTAGGCAGGTATGATGGCAAGCATCTTTGATAGGTTCAAGCGCGAAGATCGCGCCATTTCATTCCAGACTGTCTGGGGTGCTGGCGGCGATGTAGTGCTAGGCACTAACTCAAACACTCGAGTTGATGCTAAGTCTGCCTTTGCTCTAGTCCCTGTCTTTAGCGCTATCAGCCTAATCTCAGACACCATCTCGACTCTGCCTGTGGATGCTTACCAGCGCATTGATGGTAACCGCAAGCCTTACCGCCCAAAGCCATCTTGGGTTGACCAGCCAGACATTGACCAGACTCGCTCTGCTCACTATGGCTCGGTGCTTGTATCCCTACTTATTTGGGGTAACTCTTATATCCGCATCTTCCGCAACAACCGCGGTGAAGTTGTCAACCTAGTTGCTCTTGACCCTCAGAAGATGGAAGTTACTCGCTCGGCTATTGGGCGCAAACTATTCCACTATGAGGGCGAGCCTGAAGCGCTAACCTCAGATGACATCATGCACCTAACTGACCTGCTTGAGCCAGGCGCTATCAAGGGCATCAGCCGAGTAGAGCGCTTGCGCGAGGCTCTAGGTCTAGGTCTAGCCCTGCAAGACTTCGCTGCTACCTTCTTTGGTCAGGGTGTTTCTGGCTCTCTAGCTGTGACTGTGCCTGGCAATATCACTCCTGATCAGGCTCGCCAGTTGTCTGACTCGATGAGCAACCGTCATGGCGGTTGGCGCAAGAGTGGCCGAGTGCCAATCATCTCTGGTGGCGCAGACATCAAGGACATCTCGGTTAAGAATGACCAGAGCCAGTTCATTGAGTCGCGCCGCTTCTTTGTTGAAGAGGTTGCCCGCCTATTCAATATCCCACTGTCAATGATGGATGTGCCTGGCACTCAGTCTTATGCTTCGGTGGAACAAAATGCCATTCAGTTTGTGACTCACACCCTGCGCCCTTACATCGAGAAAATCGAATGGTCTTACTCTCGCCTACTGCCTGAGCAAGCCTTCCTGAAGTTCAATGTCGATGGTTTGCTTCGCGGTGACTTCAACTCTCGCATTACCGCCTATGCAACCGGACTACAGTCTGGCTTCATGAGCATCAATGATGTGCGCCGAATCGAGGACATGACCCCTGTCGATGGTGGCGATGTCTACCGAGTGCCACTTGCCAATGTCAACCTCTCAGCTTCTAACTTGCCAGAACAAGAGGGAAAGATTTCAATGGCTCAGAAGTTGATTGCTGTCGGCTTCGACCCTGCTGCTGTTCTAGCCTCACTAGGACTCCCAGCGGTCGCTCACACTGGTGTGCCATCAACCCAGTTGCAAGCGGTCAACACCATTGACCCTGAAAATCCTGCAACAGTTTATGGGGTCTAATGTCACTAACTCAGAAGGTCTATGCGGTTGGAACAACTCCAATCACTGTTGTCGCGCCAGTCAATGATTATGCGAAGTATGTCCTCAAGAATCTTCAACCAAAGGGTGCTGATGAGTATGCCCGCGATGGTTATGTCTATGCCCTATTTGCTCGCCGTGATATAGGCGCTGGAGTAACTGAAGATCTAGCGCTAACTACCGGTCCTAATGGTGCGCAACTAGACTATTTCCAGTTAGTGTCTGAAACTGCTTCAATCTATTCACAGATTATTGAGGGCGCGACTGTTACAACTGTCGGTGGCGCTATCCCAGCTTTCAACCTAAACCGAAACTATCCAGACACTTATGCAATGGATATTCGAGTGGCAGCAACTGTCACTGGTGGAACTCCTGTAAATGCCGAGTTTGTAACCGCCTCAAATCAAGGCGGTGGCGCAATCTCAAGCCAGAAGATTATTACTCTGAAGCCAAATACTACCTATGTCTTCCGCGCGACCAATGTCGGCAACCAGACAACCTCATGGTTTAGCCAAGTTGCTTTCAGTGAGCATTACAATGGCTACAACAATATTTGGCTAGAAACTCTCAATGACTCAATGGTTATTCGCCCAGGCGAAGAGCTTGTCATGGAACTGTTACCAATGGCTACCATCAATGCGACTTCCCTAATTAACAGCAACAAACTCGCAGTTATGAGGCAGAAGTAATGCCATATTCAATCACTGACAAGAATCCTGAGTGTTCAGGCTGGGCTGTAGTTGATTCAGATAACAAGATTTTCGGATGCCACACAACCAAGGCATCAGCAATCAAACAGGCTGTCGCTATCTCTCTGGCAACAGATGAGCCATTTGTGGGCGAGCGCAATGCCGATGGTGACCCAATCATTATCTGCGACATTGATGGCACACTGCTAAATGGCAAGACTCTCATCGCTAAGACTTGGGATTATGTCCGGTCGCTAGAGGGCGCGCTATTCATTGTTACCGGTAGACCCGAGTCAGACCGCGAATCAACCGCCAGTGACCTCCACAGCGCCGGTGTGACCTACTCCAGACTTATTATGAACCCTGGTTCATCAGCCGATTCAGTAGAATATAAGAAGGAAACCGCTAAGGCATTGCTAGAAACCTATGATGTTAAAGCGGCGATTGAGAATAACCCGGATGCGCTCGCCGCATATCGCTCACTCGGTATCGAAGCAGTTGACCCTGCTACCTTGCCAGAAGGAAAGAGAATGACAGAAAACCGCGCAACTCCAGATGAACTAGCCCCAGGCGATTTTGTTGCTTGGCTAGTAGACACTGAATCTTATGCTGGTCAAATTGTTTCAGTTGATGGCGCTACCACCATTGTCCGCATCTGGGATGAGGAAGAGGATGTCTGGGAGCAGGGTGACCTTGATGTGGTTGTTGCCACTGAGGCGCTTCAGGTTATCGAGTCACTTCAGCCAGTTGAAGCAGTTGATCCAATGACTGCCGAACTAGCCGGCTCAACCATTATTCCTACCCGCGACAAATGGGTTCGCGCAGCATGGGCTATCAAGGCCAAGCTGGAGGGTTTTGAAGAGCGCAAGATTGGCGCTAAGGAAACCCGCGCTAACCATGTCGAACTCCGCGCAGAAGGCGATGGTCGCACCTTCACCGGTTATGCCGCAGTATTCGGACAGCCGAGTCTCCCACTACCATTCACCGAGATTGTGAAGCCTGGTGCTTTCAAGCGCTCACTACAGTCGCGCAACCGCATGATGCTTCTGTGGAATCATGACACCTCAAACCCTCTAGCCTCAACCCGCAATGGTTCACTACAGATGGTCGAAGATGGTCATGGCTTGAAGGTAACCGCAACTCTACCTAATACCACCCTTGGCAATGACATCGCAGAGCTAGTCCGCTCAGGTGTAATCGATGCCATGTCATTCGGCTTCTCAGTCAAGAAAGACTCTTGGTCACAGGATGGTCAGACTCGCTATCTAGAAGATGTCAGCCTTTATGAGGTCAGCCTAGTTTCAACCCCTGCCTATGAGCAGACCTCTGGAACTGTGGCAGTCCGATCAGCCGATGGTCTATCAGCCGATGCCCTTGCCGATGCCTTGCAGAAGTTGGAACTCGGTCAGGAACTAGATGCCGAACAGGGCGCACTGATGCAGGATGTCATCTCTCGCTTGTCAGCCAGTAAGATAGAAGAAACCGATGGCGATGTAACTGCTCTATACAAGAAGAAGCTCGCCCTAATGGAGATGACTGCATAATGGCTACCAAAGAAGAAATCGCAACCGCAATCGCAGTGGTCAAGGAAATTGCTGGCAACCCAGACTCGGGCGCTATCAAGGAACTAATCGACCTACTAGACTCCAGCACCGCGGCCAAAGAAGTCCGCATTGTTGCTGTGAAGGAAACTCGCTAAACTAACCTGCGAGTTATGCCCCCAGAGAGTTTACCCCTTTCGCTCTGGGGGTTTTTCGCTGTCCTTTGTAGCGACTATACAAACTCATTGTAGGATTGTTACAGGTTCAGAGTTTGCTCGGCCTCTAGTCTGTTCAGCGTCAGCGCGGCGGAAAACCCTAATTCATTAAACAAAGGAATGACTAATGTCAGAGTTCATCAAGAACCAGGCAGAAGTTCGTGCAAACCTTATCGAGCAGGTTCGAGGCATCCTCGACAATGCAGACCAGGTTCGCGGACTAACCGCCGAAGAAACCCAGACCATCGACCGCATTGAGGCAGAGATCGCACAGCGCGATGCTTCGATTGCAACTGCTCAGCGCCTAGAAGAGCGCTCAGCTCAGGCTTCAGAGGCTGCTGCTGCTTTCGCACCTGCAACCCCTGCAACCGCTGCTGATGCAGACCTACTCCGCGCAATCGCTCGCGGTGAAGTTCGCGGACATGAGTTCGCTCGCGAAACCCGCGCAGCCCTAGTTCCATCAAGCAACACTGTTGGC